CCAATAGTTGTACATGCGCTGGGCATCTTTGGCGTTACGAACTAGGCCAGAAACGTACAGACGGCCATCGACTTCAAACTCATTGCCAACAATCCGAATCACTGGAATCCACTTGCCAGCCCATTCGCGTTCTTCAAGAATCTCGTAACCGTTGATCTTGCAATACTTGACCTTTGGACGGTCAGACTCACGCGACTTTAGCGGCTTGCCGTAAAACGCCTTGAGTTGCTTGTCTTCTGGTGTGCCCACGAATGCTGTGGCATTGCCCGGATACAGGTTCAGCGTGGCGCGGTCATAGTCAACGTAGTAGTAATCAGCAATGCGAATCGTGTCTTCATTGAGCCAATTAGAGATAGACTGGTCACCAACACCCAGAGACTGGAGAGTCGTGATAGGCGCTGCGTCAGGGTACAAACGGGCATATTCAGCCTTTGCTAGGTCTTCTGTAATAAAACACCACTTCATATCTGCACCCGTAGGGTCTTGGATCGTGGGGTCCATGTAGACGGAGAAGCTGTTACGCACCCGGCCAATCTTGATGTCTTGGTCAAACGTGTTGTCGTCGCAATACTCGGTCAACAGACGAACGTAACCTTCACCGTAGGACACCTGGTTCTCGCAAGCGGTGTCATAGGCCACGTCAGCGTCAGAGATGTACTCAATGTGCCGGATCATGCCGTTAAAAATGTCAGCAATCTCGACATCAGCCTTGTCGTCTACCGGAATAACCTTAGCGCCAGGACGGTTTTGCCGCTGGTCGTTGGTGACTTGGCGCACATGCTGTGGCAACTTGTTGATGGTCAAACAGGGCCGGGCGTTGATGGTCTGGCCCTGCACAGCACCACGAGTTGCCAAGACATCTGAGGGCCACTGCCAGTGGTTGTCAGGGGAGCCAGCGTAGAACTTCAAATCGTCAATCTCGTCCTCACGGGACTCAGACAGTGCCGACATAGCCAAGTCCAGCCGGGCACGGGCGGTAGCCAGCACATCAGCGTTGCTCTTGTCTTTGGATGAACCGCCAACAGCAACGGCTGCGGCGGCTACGATGCCTGTTACGTCAGCCATGTTATTTCTTTTTCATTGGTTTGGCAGCTTCACGCTTCACCGAATAGGCGATTGCTACGGCCTGCTTGACGGGTTTGCCACTTTTTACTTCAGCAGCAACATTCTTGCGAAATGCTGCGGGGCTTTTGGATTTGACGAGTGGCATTATTTACCCTTTTTTGCAGTCTTGGCAGACTCTTTGAATGCCTTGGCAGTAGGTGCGCCCTCAGTGCCAGGCTTACGCATCTTCTCTTTAGAGCCAGCGGCGATACGTGCCTGTTTAGCGTGAATATTAGCGTAAAGACCAGGTTTTGTAGCCATGATTAGCACTTCCATCGTTTAAGAGCAGCTTTGGCACGTTCGCCATCTTTCGCATTAGCAGCTACAGCACCCATCCTAGCGCAAAATGAATCCTTGCGGCCTTGGTCTGCCTTGGTCTTAGGGTTTGGGGCTGGCGGTTTAAGATTAGAGCCAGTTGCGGCATTGTACTTCTCTCTGCCTTTGGCAGTCAAACCAGCGCCCTTGGATATGGGCAGCTTCTCGCCACGTCCAACAGATAGTGAAACCGTCTTCTTCATTTAAGACCCCATCCATGATGTTGCTGCGCTGCCGGACTGCGCGTTTACACGGCGTTCAGTTTTCGCATTATAGTCACGATGCGCCACAGGAAAGGCAAAAGTTACACAAAGCGCGTCTGCCGCATCAGGTGACGCCAGCCCTCGAGCCTTCATTTCCTTCTTACTCTCCAGCAAAATGGCACCTGCCGAGTTTGTTTTTCGCATGGGGCCAACCAAATCGGCCTTCAACTGTCGATCTGCCGAAACACTGGCCGTCTTAAGCCAATCCTTCATTGCGCCCCACATCTCAGCACGTTTATTTTGCCACATTATGGGGCTTTTCGCCTTCCAGCCGAAGTTCACACCCCGCACCTTGTACCGCTGTTCAGTCAACCTGTCAAGTATCCCGTAGCCCAGTCCACCCTCGTCGATCACGGTCAACAGGGGCTTGTACTCCTCGATGGCGTCGATGACGTGGCCCACCACGGACATGGTATCCTCACCCTTGTATCGTTTGATCGCAATGATGTCACGCCCCTGGCGAACACAGATCACGGTGCTGTCCATGCCACCACGCGCCGGGTCAACGCCGATAACGATAGGCGCAGTCATGTCCTTATATTTCGGCCGTTTGAACGCATCCTCGACCAGCGTGGGCGATATGAACTGGTCCTCACCCGTGGCCGGGAACTCACCATAGACCTCTACCCGCGCCTCACGCGAGTCGTCCCCATACTCAGCAATGATCTGGTTGTACACAGCCTGATCGGTTCCCTCTACCGTCCGGGCATCAATCATCTGCCCGTTCCAAAACGCCCGCTTGCCGTGGAACGTCTCAAAGAAGTACCCGGTGTTACGCCGTGGGTTGGAGAACGCCAGCCAGTACCTGTCCAATATCTTCTCTGTAAAGAACCCCGCCGCCACGCTCCAGATGCCATCAGGTATGCCACTCGCCTCGTCAAAGATCACCATCATGCCGTCATGGTTGTGGACACCCGCATAGGCGTCTGGGTTCTCCTCGCTCCACAGCTTACCCTCGGCTGCCCAGTACCGGGTGCCCTTCCTGAGGTCACGCTCCACTAGGTCAGTCAGCCACGTGGCCGGTACCAGCTTCGTAGCACTCACCTCCCACCAGTGCGAGTTGACGGCCATCGTGGCCCACTTAGTCAACTCACCCCATGTCACCGTGCGAAGCTGGTTCTCGCTGTTAGCCGATACGATGACGGTACTGCCTATCCTGGTACTCAGCATCCACAGTATCAGCCACGCCACCAGTGCCGACTTACCTATCCCCCGGCCAGATGACACGGCTATCCGCAGCGCCTCCATGTCCAGCACACCTTTGTTGTTCTTGATGTGGGTCGTGATCTCACGCAGCACCCTGCGCTGCCACCTGCGCGGCCCCTTGAAGTTAGCCAGCGGTGTGTTCTCCATGCCCCAGGGGAAGGTGAACAGCACGAAGCTCTCAGGGTCATCCTTGATCTGAGGACTCCACAGCTTCGACATGAGAGTCTGCTCCTCCTCACCACTATATATAGGCTTCTGCATCAGTCCTCGATCCTTGGAGTTACATCTTCTATGTCAGCTAGGTCGATCACCCGGCTGTCGGCAGCGGCCAACGCACCCAGGATACTGATCTGACCACCAACGTCAATAGTCTTGACCTCACCGTACTGTTTACGATTGTCAGCACCCATCAGCCACTTCCGAGTGTCGATCCGCAGCTTGGACCGATTAACGTCCTCCAACGAGTCGTTAGCATCGGCAATCGCAATCATCTCGTTGGCCCATGTCTCCGTGCGAAGCTCCTTGGCCTCTTTATATAGCTGGTGCCGTATCGGGTCTTTCTTGATCCACCGAAGGAACGCACCATACTCAAACTCACGGAAGTCCTGGTCAATCACTGACTGGAACGTTCGACCCGAGGCAATCTGCTCAAGCGCACGCATGAACACGATTTCATACTGCGTAAGCATCAAGTCAGTTTGAGCCTTAATGACAATAGGGGAGATTGGGATAGTTTGTTCGGGCGCACTGAGCCAATCAGGCAATTCGACTGGATATGCTGATTGATGTGTTACCTGATCTGTGACAGGTGCGCCTGTGAATTCATTATTCATAGTGTCTAGATACTATCACAACAGGCAGAACAATGGAATAAATGGAATAAGTGAACCCATTGGGTTATTGTGTAAATGAAAAATGAATAAAAAATAAAAATTTTATCTGAGTCCTCCGTAGCCGTGGCCCATTGGCGCTCGGCCCTACCCACCCCCTTGCCCCGGACACCCAAAATCTTCAAGCCTAAACTATCCATGCATCAATGATTCATGTGTCAATTATTCATGTATCGATGATTCAATCCCTAGTAACCTAGGTATCAATCAACCCAATGGGCATCAATCAACCCAATGTCCAATGACCCAATGGGCATAATTGACCCAATGGGCATCGAGTGTGACAAATGGCCAAAAACCCTGTCACAGTTGGAAACGTGAAAAGTGCCTCTTTTTTAAGCAAAATTGGGTCAAAAGTAGCCCATTGGGTCAGTTTTCGAGGTGTAAAACGTGGGTTTATTGACCCAATGGGCTACTTTTTGAGGTGTTTTTACTAGGTGCGCCAAATGGACTCCACAGGAGCCCAAAAAATATATACTTTCTATCTTTTCTTGTGCCTTTTCAGAATCTCCAGAATCAGTACCCCCATTTCTAGTCACTGGTGTCACAGTTGACAATATGCTTAACCCATAGGGTATGCCCCTACAAAATAGTTCACAAATAGTTGTTGACACAGTAACCCAATGGGCTAGAATACACACATGGCAACATCGCCATGTAACAAGTAAGGACAATTCACCATGACAAAGCAAGAGCAAAAGCAAATCGACCGGGCAACAGTCCAAGGGCGTGGAGCATTGCTTCGCACACTGGCGATCATTTACCGTGCAGGCAGCAGGCGTACACAAAAGGCTATTGAGCTTCAAATTGAATCAGGCAATGCTTGGGACGAATTCACAATGGTCAATGGTGCATTGCTGCACAACAGCGAAATCTAAAACCCAGTGGGGTGCAAGCCCCACATCTGTGACCTGTAACAAGTAAGGACAATTAATCATGAGTTCACTAAATCGCACTGCATCCTGGGTAATCGTCAACCTTGAAACCGACGAATCGATTTTTGAGACATTTGATCCGGTCAGGGTTGCCGCGCTTAACATTACCAAATACAAAGCCGTGCCAATTTTGGAATGGTTGCAGCACCTCAATCGCAAGTACAAAAGCCAAGATCAGTGGCCTTCAATTCAAACCATGTAACAGTAAGGAAAATTTATCATGAAAGTGACTGTAATTCTTAAAGACTTTACCGAGGCCTTTTATCAGGGGCATGGCGAATCAATCGTGGGTTTGCTTAACGTAAATGACGCTGCAAAATTCGAAGCGTGCCTCCGCCTAGCCGGTGAGAAGCGCGTTACTATGAAAATCGGCACGGGCCAATTCCGTGACGCTGTAGAGTTGAACGCTATGCGCCGTAACCCGTGCATCATCGAATTCAAACTTGAACCGCGCAAAGGCTATAAACTTGCCACGTTTGAATTCAGCAAGGTTGTCTAACCATGCGTCAACATTACACCCCTCCCCGCCACCATCGTTTGGCTCTTCGCGCCCAGGCCGTAGCAGACTACCTAGTCGCACTGGCTATCGGCTTGGGGCTAACTGCTCTTGCCTTGGCCTATTTTGACATTCTGTAACCCGTAACCCTGTAAGGAAAATTTATTATGAAAACCACAATCGACCACGTTTCACAATTCCGCGATGCTTTCCACAATGCGGGCCGCGCTACTCAATTTTCATACGAAGGGTTAGGGCTTTTGTTTGACTACTTGGAAGATGCCGATTCTGATTACGAGTTGGACATTGTGGCCTTGTGCTGCGAGTACAGCGAAGCCACTGTTGCCGACATAGCCCGCGATTACTCAATCGACCTTAACGACGCCGACCTTGAAGATGATGATTACGCGGACCAATGCGAAGCCCTTGTACTTGACTACTTGAACGATAACGGGTCAGTTGTTGGCGTTACAAGTACCGGCACCATCGTTTACGCTCAATTCTGAAAGGCATTACCATGACAATCGACCTAATGACAATCCCCGCCACTGAGGCTGAGCGCCTGGCCTACGCTGAGGGCTTCACCCGTACCGCTACCCTATTCGCCCGGATAGCTGATCTGGAGGCAACCCAGGCCATGCTAGACCAGGAGATAGAGAACCTGCGCTCTGAGTTAAAAACCGCCGAGAGTGATTTGCGTGATGCGATTAGCCATGCTGAGAGCTTGGCTGTTGAACTCGCGCAATACCGCAGGGCTGAATGGTGACTATCGCCCTACTTATCGTGGCCGTGCTGGCCGCGCTACTTAACCTTTGAATTGAACAATATGAACCAAATAACCGACCTACGCGCCCGCCTAGGGCTATCAGTACCCCAACTAGCCTATTACCTGGGCGTGAGCGCTCATACGATCATCAAGTACGAGAATGGCACCCGGCACCCTGGCAGCGCCCTGCTGCGTCTAATCGAGGTAATGCAGACTCTTGAAGTAATGGCACCCGCTATCCATGCTCATATGATGCCCAGCGTGGCACCTACAAACCCCGTGGAGGAGGGTCTGCCTATTGACTAAGCCCACCATAGCCCAGACGTTAAAAAGCCCCTTGGCGGGGCTTTTTCATTTGTTGCCGTGGACCCTGGGCTTTTCCTTGGTGCTGAGCTTGTATATCTCGTCTAGTTGGCGCTGCTTGGCCGCTATAACCTTGGCCCGGTAGTCGCTGAAGTAAGTAATTAATCCGGGGTTAATGGCCCACTGAGCGATATGCTTATGCTCTTGGGTCCGGTCATCTATCCTGATGACCCACCGCGCATCCTCGAGTGGTGCTATGGCGTTAATCACTGCCTGGTCGGCTTGGTGGGGCGTTGACTTGTCAAGCTGGCGCCTGGCTGAGCGCTTAATCTCTGACAGGCTAATGGTGTCCTCGTTTGCGTATTGGATAATGTATTCCTTCAACCACAATTCAAACGTGCTGACGCCGCCCAGGTCCGAGAGCGCGTATCGGAAAACCGGGATGAAGTAGGTTTTGGTTAGGATGATAGCCCGTGCCATAAGGTCAGCCGATACCGTGGGACTGAAGGGTGACTCTAGCAGGTGGAACATGAGCGCGATGCGCCCGGTGAGCCCTTCAACCTTGCCGAATGCCGTCATGAATACATCATCCGACTGAAGCAGTCGTTCATCTCTGCGCTTGTTGTCGTACCATACTTGGAACTCTTGGTAGAGTGCCTTGGCCTCTGGACTAAGCGTATAGGTCATGGGTGGCAGTGCGTACACGACCCGCAGGGTCTGTTCCCATGCTGCTTCGTTTGTCAGGAAGTCGGGTATCTCACGGGGAACCGTGGTCAGGTCGCCATTGAGTACGCAGGGGATGAACCGTTGAATCAGGCCGTCAGCACTGAGATTGTGCAGGTGTTCCCTAAAGACGCGAGGTTGGATATTGCCGTAGATGCTGATGGCCAAGTTTTCCGCAAAGATTGACCCGCTGCCTACCCGGTCCATCTCGTAGCTGGCCGACTCGTAAGCCTGGACCCATGCCGACCTGTCCTCGCCGCTGGTCTTATCGGTCATCTTTTTGACCCAGGAGTTCATCTCGTCCAGGTAACAGAGCAGGCCGCGTGGCCGGTCTGCTGCCAAGCGTACTAGCTTCTGGCTGGTCACGTCCTTGACCGTGATCCGCAGATTGGCCGGCATGGGTGGCATCTCGTTGACTATTGGGGCACCGTCCATGCTAAGCATACCGTCAGCGCTCTGAGCGAAGTCGAGGAAGGCCTTCTTTGATGACGCATAGGCCGCCTCTCTGCCCTCCCAGTCAAGCATCTCCTTCTTGTGCCTGGGCAGGTCTTCAAGCTCTAGCTTACGCAGAACTGACATCATGGGGCTTGACCCTGGGGTCTTCTTGTCAGCCGGGGCGCCGATGGTCATCAACCACAGCACAGGGGGCACCAGGAAGCCCTTGATCAGTTCTAATCGGCTCCGAGCATCGACCACCCCGCAGACAGCCGATAAGCCTGCAAAGAGTGGCACCAAAGGGTCACAGCCCACACTTTCCCCGACCTCGGTGGCCCGCCGGGCGATGACACTGGGCCACAAGGACAGGTCCATCTTGGGCGCTGGTGCCATCATGTCATTCATGAGGTCACTGGGGCTGGTGGGGTTTTCCAGAGCAGCGAATAAGCCGGCAATGTCGGGCGCTGGTCTGGTCCAGCCGTGGTCCTTGGCAATGTGGAATAACGTGCCCAGCTTGACGCCGGTAGCCTTGTCTGACTTGAAGCTGCCCCACTGAGTGATCATTTCACGGGCACCGGGGTACTTCTCCACCGACTGGGCGCTCCACTCGTTCCACATGTAGAGTGCTTGGTCCAGTTCGTTTGTTTGGGTCGCTGCCCAGTGCAGGGCCATGCCCACCGACACCCACTCTTCACGGGCGCAGCTTGCCGGAATATGCTCCATCGCCGACCTGATGTCCTCCCATGACGCCTTGAGCGCGTCACCCGTGGACAGCACCCGGTCCTTTTCTTTCTCCAGCATAGACTGCCACAGGTCCAGCAGTGCTTCAGGGATGATGGGTAGACGCATCCAGTTGCCGTTACCTGCCCAGCGGTAAGGCTGCTTAGTGTCGGGATGGATGCTGGGTGGTAGTACGTCCTGCACCGTCACGCCGTTGGCCGTGGCGCAGCGTAGCTCGTAGCTGGTGTTGCCGTTGATGATGATCTTTTTGGAGGGCAGTGCCAAGCCGAAGGGCATCCGGTAGATCAGCTTGCCGCGACCACTGCGCCCACTGTCCACAATGACAGCGTCAGCGGCACCGTAGAGTGCGTTGAGGTTGATGCCGTGGGGCAGCAGTGCAGCAGACGCCGATGACCACTCGTCAATGTCCAACGCCATCGTGCCGCTGTAGGCGTGGGCCAGACCGATACCAAAGCCTTGGGGCAGTTCGGACTGGGACTTGATGGCGTTCTCTTTCAGGTTCCATCCTGGGGTACGTGGCCCCTTGGTTCCCGCTGGGATGGGCACAAGGCTCCACCCGTGTCTGATGTAGGCATCAACTGATGCTGGATGCTGGGTGACTTGTGTTGCTGTATTCATGCTTTGCCTGTTGGAAAATTATTTTTGCAATTTATGTTTTACATTGTAGGTCAACGTGCTACACTTGCGGCAACAAATCAGGAAATATTTATGGCAACTAAACAAATGACCAAATTTTTGACCGTGAGGCTCACGCCTACCGATCACAAAGCATTTCACCGCAAGGCTGACCGATACGGGAAGCCGTCCGATCTCTTGCGTGAGATAGTGCAAGCGTTCACTGAGGACAGACTTGTAATTCAACCACCCGTAAACCCAAAAGAAAGCCTCTATGTTAGAACTTAAAATTGAATCCCTGACCGCCGCCATCAACACACTGATCGACGCAATCAACAAACAAGGCACCCATGCGCCGATTGCTCCTATGGTTGCCCCTATGGTTGCAGCACCTGCTCCAGTAGCTGCGCCTATCGTGGCTGCTGCGCCAGCCATGCCAGCCCCTCCCACATTCGCTGCCCCAGTGGCTGCA